ATAATCACCGCTGAACGAATGGGAGAAATACTGAATGGGTGATATTATCGTTACGGTTGACTTCATCGACTGCGACGATGCTGCGTCTTGGATATCTGGAAAGATACTTGACTTTCCTTCATGCCATGTAGGTCTATGCCACAAGCATGAGTATCTGTTTCCAACGGCAAAGGGAAAGACAAAGTGGAGAAGTAGTGGTGTAATATATCATCATTTCAAACCTTCATATAGTATATCTCTGCTCGGTAGGGAGAGTGAAGGATGGAAGGAAAGATGCGTTGGTAGGTTCATAAGCAATCCAATATGGAGATTGATAACGGAACCCATCTATGTGCTGAGGGATTATGGACTGAATGTAAACTGTCCACAACGAATCATATGTGTAGATATTATTACCGATATACTCAACGATATAGGAATCTACACCGAGTCCCACACACCGTTGGCATTCTATAAAGAACTAAAGAATCATCCCCATAGGATTGGATAGGAGAATCATGAATAAAAAAGAATATCCATATGTGGCGCAGGAACTCATTGACGCTCTGAAGAAGCAGTTTCCCATGCCGACATACACACTTGATAAAGATATCAGACAAATAGATTTCATCTCAGGTCAGCAATCAATCATTGAGTTTCTACAAACGGTAAATATCAAACAGAAAGGAGTCCACTAATGGCAAAAGGAGTTCCCGCAGGAGCAAGCGATGCAGACATAAAAGTAGCAGAAAGAGAGCAGGAGTTTCGTGTTGCCTTTGAGGAGGAGAAAGCACAGTATCTGACTGATGTTGCCGCATACGAAACCATGGCACAGACCTACAAGCAAAGGCAGACAAGTGGATTTGAATATCAAGACCCATCACAGACGATGATGCCACCTCCAGATCAACTGATGGTTCCTGAAAGATTTACAGCAAGATCGTTGGAAGGTGCAAGTCCCTTTGAACTACAGGGATACGATTGGGCAGATGCACAGAATCTTGGATTCAATCGGGATGAACTTGTTGCACAGCAGAGAAGCGAGATCGGTGGACAATACTACGGAAAGTTCCTTCAGGACATAGAGAGTGGAGCATTCAGTGACTACTACCAAAGCACTATTGGAAGTAATACCATGGGAGCAGTACGCTCTGCACGGATATCAACCGCAAACCAAGCGATGGAAGCAGCACTATCAAATGCCAGAACCATGTCTGCTTCTCAGATTGCATCTGGAGATTACCTCAAGGGAACTAGATTTGAAAGTGGATACTACAGGAACATGTTTGAAAACTATATGAAACAATACAACCCCAATCTATACACTAGCATGTTCGGAGGTGGTTCATGAAAAGCAAGATTGAAGCACAGTTCCAGAAACTAGATGCTCGTCGTAGCAATAAACTTCTCCGTGCTAGGGATTGTGCTCGACTGACTGTTCCAACCCTGTTCCCCCGAGAAGGATTCACAGAGTCCATGGACTTGCCTGATGTGTTCTCATCCATGGCAGCACGGGGAGTGATGTCTTTGGCGAGTCGCATCGTGTCTGCAATGTATCCTCTGAACCAGCAACCCTTCTTCACCTTTGAACCAGACATGAAGTTCATTCCAGAAGGTGCTGACATCAACGACATGCTTGCTTCCTTGTCCCGTTTGGACAAGAAGATTATGAATAAACTATCCCACACAAACTTGCGTCAAGAACTCTTTGTGCTGATGCAGCATCTGATTGTTCTAGGTGACGCACTGTTTGAAATTCAGGATGACTACTCCTTCCGTGTTCACCGACTTGACCACTTTGTTGTACAGAGATATCCAGATGGTCGTATCAAGAAGATTATTCTCCGTGAGTGGGTAGACCCAGAGGCAATCCCTGATGAGTGGTATGCTCCTCTTGAAGAAGCAGGAATGAAGTATGAAGAGGATAACGATGCCGATTACAACTCATTCCAGACAAGCATCAACGGAATGAATAATGCTCCTTCCCGCAACCATAAACCTTTCTACACCTATGTCGAATGGGAACCAGAAAGAAATGTATGGGAATGCAAGAAGGAATACTGCGGTGTTATCGTAGACGAAGGTGAGTTCACCATCTGTCCGTACATTCCGCAGTCATGGAGTAGAATCGCAGGAGAAGATTATGGTCGATCTCTCGTAGAAGAACACATTGGAGATATTCGCACACTAGAAGCACTCACTAAATCTCTGGTAGAAGCAGCAATGGCAAACTCTGAACACCGCATCGGTATTGATCCGAACGGTATCACGGAGGTTGACGATCTGCTGGATTCCCAGAATGGTGACTTTGTTGCTGCTCGTCAGGCAGATGTCTTTTCAATCCAGTTGCTACGACAGATAGACCTTGGACCAATGGCAGCGATCCGACAGGACATCCAAGCATCCCTTGGAAAAGTATTCCTATTGGCATCCGCAATGCAGCGTGATGCTGAACGAGTCACTGCTACGGAGATTCGTGCCATGGCACAGGAACTGGATCAGTCCCTTGGTGGAATATTCTCTGGTATCGCACAGAGTATTCAGATTCCTATTGTCAAGCGAACCGTGATTCTGATGAGCAAGGATAAGTTGATTGATCCACAGATTGTTCGTCTGATTCAGGATGATGGCATCCTATCACTGAAGGTTCGCACAGGACTTGAAGCACTGAACAGGGAGATAGAGTCATCCCTGTTGGCAACATGGGCAAGCATGACCATGAACAATCAAGCACTGGCAAACTATATCGACCAGTACGGATTCCTTATTCGCATGACAACCGCAATGGGTCTGGAATCCGCAGGACTTGTCAAGACACCACAGCAACTACAGGCAGAGCAACAGCAAGCAGCAGAGCAATCCATGCAAGCGATGATGGCACAGCAGATGGTTTCGTCGGTTGGTAACATTGCCGAAGCGGGAGCACAAGCATCCGTAGACGCATCAGTAGAAGCACAGCAAATGCAATAATATAAAGGAGAAAGAGAAATGGAAATAGAAAACAATACAGAAGACACAATTGAGCAGAAGGAACTGGATTCAGTATCGGTTTACGCACACGCAAACCCCGATGCACTACCCGATCAATTCAAGGGTGATCCAGAGAAGTTCCTCGCTTCCTACAAGGAACTTCGCAAGACATTGACAAAGACACAGCAAGAACTGGCAACGATCCGAAAGCAACCAAAAGGGGAAACACCTAATGCTGCACCGATGGAGTCACCGTCCCAAGAAACTAATCCCGCCGACCTCACCGTTCCTTCGCCGTCACAAACCACGGAACAACCTACCAAAGAAGAATGGGATGCATGGGGACAGGAACTGCGAACTAAAGGACAACTCGGACCAGAATCCAGAGAAAGCATAAAGAAGAAATATAACATTCCTGATACTGTCATTGATTCCTATATTCGTGGAGTCCATGCACAAGCAGCGTCAGCGGTACAGGAAGCATCGACACTTGTAGGTGGAACTGACAAACTCAAGGAGATTATGAGTTGGGCAAGTAACAATCTCAACGAACAGGAGCGTGCTCTTGTCAATGACCAACTTGCATCCACAAACTGGAAGATCACGCTATTGGGACTACAGGCAAGAATGGGTAAGGAGTCACCTAATCCAACTGCAAATGAACCAAAGAAAGCAGTGCCAAAGGGTAATGCAGTGTTCACCAGTAACGATATCGAACCATTCACCAACAGGAAAGAGATGACTTGGGCAATCAGAGATAAGAGATATGGCGTTGATCCCAAGTATACAGAGTGGGTTCAGAATAGAATCCGTGTCTCTGGAACCAATAGGGATGGGATATGAGATATGTAATCGTAACATTTGCATCAATCGTATTACTCATTTCAGTAATGTTCTCGGGTTTATTCACTAATAAAAAGGAAATCAAATGAACAATAGAAACACAACAATCGCAGGTATCGGAAGTATTCTGGTAGCAGTAGGTTCAGTTCTCACCGCAATGTTTGATGGTGACATGGCAACCAATCCTGACTTTGCAACAGCAGTTGCAGCAGTGATCGCTGGTATCGGTCTAATCATGGCAAAGGATGCCAAGACCCCCGAAGTTCCTGCGGAGACAAATGGTTGAAAAGATTATTGCTCACATCGTCCTCTATCTTCTCTCCTATCTGGAAAAAAGAATGGATAGGAAAGCAACGGATGCTGACCTTGATCCTGACCTTCTTCGTCGTGCAGGTTCTCGCATTGATGAGTGGTTGCGTGAGAACAGTGCTGGTCGAGGAGGGAAGTCCGATACGGGTGGGAAGTAACGCAGAGTTGCGTGTATACACTCTACAGGATGGAAAGTGGATTGAATCGCAGCATAAAGTAAATGTGAATGAGGGTTGGTACATAGTGCCACCCAGTTTCACCAAATAGGAAAAGATACATCACTTGAAATATAAACTCTCTGTCGCAGACAGGGAACTTCGCTACCACTCTCATAGAACCCCCGTCCTATGGGAGTGTATTTCTTTCTCTTCGGTTTCTCTTGGTGAGAACCAAGAGGAACTTTTTACAGGTTGAAGACCTCGTTGGACCCGTTAGGATAATCCAGAGACAATCGGATACATGTTCGTTCTCTCGTATTATAAACTAAAAAGGAAAACTAATCATGGCAACAAGCAATACACTACGGTTTCTACAGAACCAAGCACTTGCTTCACCAACTCCAACAGACCTTCTTCTTCCCGTCTTTGGTGGTGAGGTAATCGCCGCATTTGAGGAATACAATCAGTTCCTCCCCCTCGTAAATTACAAGCAAATGACTTCAGGCAAGGACATGAAGTTCCCTGCCGTCTGGAAGATCGGTTCAGAATACCACGAAGCAGGTACTGAACTTCTTGGTATGGATGTCGATACCAAGGAATATACCATCTCTCTTGATGATCGTCCTCTCGTTTCCCACTTTGAGGTCGATGACATTGATGTTTCACTCGCTCACTATGATATCCGTGGCGAACTCGCTATGGAATGTGGTCGTGAAATGGCAAGACAGATGGATCGCAAGGTTGCTGCACTTCTCGTAAATGCTGCTGCAACTGCTGCTGATGCTGGAAGCAACAACTTCCCAATCGGTGGCGACAACTACACCACATACGACAACTCTGCTGACTTCACTGCTACCTTCGATACCGAGCAAGATGCCGCCAATCTCATTGAGGCAATCAGCGATATCGCTCGTGCAATGGATGAGAAGGATATTCCTTCCGCAGATCGTGCTTGTGTTGTAAGAGTTGGACTCTACTACGCTCTTCGTAAGTTGGGTCTTCCTTACTACAACGCTGGTGTCGTATATCCTGCTGGTGGTGCTGTCTTTGGTAACAATCAGTACGGTTCTGCTGGTCCTGCCATTCAGGATGGACAGGGATACTCCCGTCCAATTGATGTTATGGGTGTTCCAGTGTTTGCATCGAACCACCTTCCAACCACTACTGTTACAACTGGTCCTGCCAAGTATCAGGTTGCAAACGCAGACAAGGTTGGTGGCGTGATGTTCCACAAGAG